GGAAATAGGTTTGCATCCGGCAAAAAAGCGATTGCCATGTGCGACCGCTGTGGCCAGCAATACCTACTTAAAAAGCTTAAAACAGAAGTTATTAAGCAGAGAAAGTATCAGTTGTTGGTTTGCTCTGAGTGCTGGGACCCCGACCAGCCTCAGTTAATGTTGGGCACATTCCCTGTTGATGACCCACAGGCTTTGCGTAATCCGCGCAAGGACACAACGTATGTCACTTCTGGGGTGAACGTTGATGGATACACCGCAGGAGGATCGCGGGATATTCAGTGGGGATGGAACCCGGTTGGCGGGTCTAGGTTTTTTGATGCAGCTTTAACGCCAAACTACTTGGCATTAGCTGCACAAGTTGGTACAGTAACGATACAGATAGGAGCTTAAAATGGCATACACACGATCAGCAGATGGCATTGCTAAAAAAGGCAAGACCGAAGGCAAAAACTTGGGCAACAGCGGCCCTACCCAAAAAGAAATCATGGGCGGCAAGGGTAAAGGTAAGGGTAAAACCAATGCCGATATGTTGTCTATGGGTCGTAACTTGGCAAAAATTGCCGCACAGAAACGAGGCTAATCATGGCTACATTTAGCAAAAAGATAATGGGTAAAGAAGTTGGCGATGCCAAGGTCTACGCCACACCGCATACTATGACGGGTAAAGTGGTTACAACCTCTACCAACCCCGGCTCTGGCCCTGACCACAGCGATGCTGGAACAGTCAATATGGCTGTAGGTAACGTTTATCGCCGCGCGCAGCCAGCCGCTAAAACATCTGGTATCAAAATGCGTGGCGCAGGTGCAGCTACCAAAGGCTTTATGTCTAGAGGCCCGATGGCATGAATTACAGCCAGCTTGTTACCGCAGTAACTGATTACTGCGAGAACACTTTTCCAACGACTGACATGGATACATTTATCCGTCAGGCGGAGCAACGCATCTATAACACGGTGCAGATTGCCAACTTGAGAAAGAACGTGACAGGCTCACTGAATACCGGCAATAAATACTTGGCATGTCCAAATGATTTTTTGTCGCCATATAGCCTTGCAATCTACCCCGTCATCACCACAACGGCTACAGGCACTTCTGGTGCTTTTACGGTTGTTGTAGCGGATGCAACAGGCATCACTGCGGGGCAGTCTGTAGCTAATGCAAACATTCCGTCTGGTACTTATGTTCGCGCAGTGACCGGAACTACGGTTTATCTGACGCAAGCAAGCACCGGCGCAGTCTCAGGTACTATCATCTTCCAAGGCGACTTCTTGTACTTGTTGAACAAAGATGTGAACTTTATCCGTGAAGCGTATCCACAGACCGCCACCCGTGGTGAGCCAAAGCATTATGCTATCTTTGGCCCGCAATCTGCGGACGACAACGAGTTGACGTTTATTGTTGGCCCTACGCCTAACTTGGCGTACATGGCTGAGTTGCATTATTACTACTACCCTGAGTCTATTGTTACCGCTGGTACAACTTGGCTTGGAGATAACTTTGATTCCACGCTGTTATATGGGACAATCTGTGAAGCATTTGTTTATATGCGTCAAGAGGCCGATATGATGAAACTAGCTCAAGATCGTTACGTGCAGGCTATTGCCCTGCTGAAGAACTTGGGTGACGGTAAACAACGCGCTGACGCTTACCGCGATGGCCAAGTTAGGATTGCAGTATCATGAGCATTCTTCAGACAGTAACCACAAGTTGCAAGGTTGAGCTTCTCCAAGCTATTCACAACTTTGGCCCTACATCCCCAAACACATTCAAGATTGCACTGTTTACAGCGGCAGCAGATTTAAGCGCAAGCACTACCGTTTACACGGCAGGCATGACCGGCGAAGTAGCAAACGGTAGCGGGTACACAACCGGCGGTAATACATTAGTTATCAGCCAATTCCCTACGTCAGGTAATAACCAAAGCGCAGTACCTACAGCTTTTATTTCATTCTCAAATACAAGCTGGACTAGCGCCTCATTTACTGCTCGTGGTGCGTTAATTTACAACTCAACGCAGGGTAACAAATCCATCGCTGTGTTGGACTTTGGTGCTGATAAAACAGTAACCAACGACACTTTCCAAATCATTTTCCCAACTGCCGATGCGAACAGCGCCATCGTGCGCATATCTTAAGGACTTATCATGAGTACAGAAACATCAAAAGCCCAAGACCTCGTGTCAGCAAGCTTGACTGCAAACAAAGGTTCCACTGAGCGCGTAGGTGCTGGTGGTATCTTTACCGTTACTTGCGTAGGCGCTGATGGCGTTGAGAAGTGGTCTGACACCTTCCACAACTTAGTTGTTAATGAAGGTCTGCAAGACATGAACAGCAAGTACTTCAAAGGCTCTGGGTACACAGCTAGCTGGTTCTTGGGTTTAGTCCAAGGCCCCGGTTCAGGTACAACATACGCTGCCGGTAATACATTGGCTTCACATGCTGGTTGGACAGAATTGGTTCCCGGTACAGCCTACACAGGTAATCGTATTGCTGTTACTTTTAACGCAGCTTCTCCTACATTAGCAGATCCTTCAGTAGTAAGCAATTCTGTTGCCCCATCTGCATTCCCTATGTTGGTTAACGGTACAGTGGTTGCTGGTGCGTTTTTAACTACAGTAGCTACAGGCACTTCAGGCATTTTGTTCTCTGCTGGTGACTTTACCGGTGGCGATAAAACTGTTGATGCTGGCGATACATTGAACGTAACTTACACGTTCTCGCTTGACGCAGCCTAATAAGGTAGCTCGGTGTTTGGAGATGTCGCATTTGCCCAAGCACCCTTCGCCGCTCTAGGCGGGGCTACAGTGTTGTCGTCTGTAAGTGAAGCAGCTACGGCTGCCGATTCTGTTGCTCAAGAGACTCGTGCAGGCGCTCTGATCCAAGAGGCAATCGCAGCAGCTGAAACGTTTGTTAGTTTAAATAACATAATGACCGCTGTTCGGGCAGAACTTGCCACAGCTACAGACACTGCTGCTACTGCGCCATCTAACTTCCTAGCAACGCAAGCCGAAACAGCTACAGGCACAGACACTCAAACTGTCATTGGCACGATGCGGGCTTCAATGTCAGAGTTAGCCACAGCAACAGATGCGCCTTCTGCTATTGCAAACTTGTTAGCGGCTATTGCAGAAATCTCTACGGCAACCGATGCGGTAGCTGGCGGAACTTCATTTCAAGTGACAATTACAGAATCCGCCGTTGGCTCACATACGCAAAGCGCTACTGCTAGGTTTAACGGCAGCATCCAAGAATTGGCTTCAGGTCTTGATGCGTACGACAAACTAAAAATTGCAAATGTATACCCAGCAGGTTTACAGCTTACCGTTTCTGTAGGTAATGTCTTGGTGTGGGGCACAATCCCAACAGATCAAACGCCACCCGACCCAAATTGGCAAAATATACCGACTTAAGGATTCAAAATGGCTATTGTAGTAAAAGATCGGGTCAAACAAAGCGCATCTGCTCCCGGCACAGGCACGATTACTTTGGGGGCTGTAGCCACAGGCTTCCAAGGCTTCTCTGCCATTGGCAACGGCAACGTTACTTACTTTGCTATCGTGGACGCAGCTTCAGGCGCATGGGAAGTTAACTACGGCACGTACACATCGTCTGGTACAACACTAAGCCGTAACGCTACACCACTTTCGTCTTCTAACGCTGGTGCGTTGGTTAACTTCACAGGCGCAGTAGATGTGTTCTGTACATACCCATCTTCCAAGGCCATCTACGAAGAGACATCAGGCAACGTTCTGATTGACGGCGGCCCTATCACGGTGGTTGGTACAGGTGTTACAAGTTACACAACATTTGGTGCGGCCTTGGCTGAGTTGTACGCCAACCTCAATAGCTTTGCACAGTTCTATGCACAGAACTTAAATGGTGGTGCTTCTGCTTCTACAGATATTGTTGCCTACAACAACTTGGGTGATGGCACGTTTAACTTCATTGATATGGGCATTGCTAGCTCTAATTACACTGAAGCGGCTTACCCAATTTTTACGCCCGGTTCAGGGTACGTATACAACGATGGCGGTGAACTAATTATTGGTACTGCTACGGCACTCAAAGATGTCTTGCTGTTTGCTGGTGGTGTAGCAGCAACCGATTGGGCTGCGCGTATCTCGGGCACTAACCAGTCTATTACGACCAAGGCAGGCTTGACTGTTGGCGGCGCATTCACCTCAACAGGTGCGGCTACTTTTAGTTCAACAGTTCTTCTCAATGCTAATCCAACACTAAACTTACAAGCAGCCACCAAGCAATACGTAGACTCAGCGGTATCTACGGGTTTTACCGTACAGCCATCCGTAGTTTATTCCACAGCAGCAGCCCTTCCCGCAAACACATACAACAACGGAACTGCTGGAGTAGGAGCCACACTAACTGCTACCGCAAACGGCGCTCTGTCTGTAGACGGTAATGCTGTTACCACCTCTCAGCGTATCTTAGTCAAGGATGAGGCGGCGCAAGCAAATAACGGCTGCTATACCGTAACAGCCACAGGTAGTGCTGGCGCTCCTTATGTACTGACCCGTGCAACTAATTTTGATACTGCTACCGCAGGTGAGATTTCTAACAACGCATATTTTTTTACAACCGCAGGCGCAACTAATGCAGGTAGTGCGTTCATTTTGTCTCAGACAGCGGCAATTACTGTAGGTACAACTGCACTGCCGTTTACACTCTTCTCAGATCAACTTAACTATGTTGGCGGCACAAACATTGATGTAACAGGTCTGACTATTTCGTTGACCGGTACGGTAGCCCCCACAAACGGCGGCACTGGGGTTAACACGGTTACTACGGGCGATCTTCTGTACGGCTCAGCCACAAACACTTGGGGTAAGCTGCCAAAAGGCGCGGCTTACAGGTCTTTGATTATGGATGCCTCAGCTACCAACGTTGAGTGGAACGCTGTTGCTTTGAACCAATCAAACGCAGTGTCTGGTACTTTGGGCGCAACTAACGGTGGTACAAGTTTTAGCTCCTACACGCTTGGCGATATTATTTATTCAAGCGCGTCTAATACGTTGGCTAAGTTAGCAGGTAACACAACCACCACCAAGAAGTTTTTAGTTCAGACCGGTACAGGCGCGGCTTCTGCGGCTCCTGCATGGGATGTGGTCAACGGCGCTGATGTAAACGGAAACATTACGGGTCAAGCTGGGTCTGTGGCAAATGCTTTGACTGCTGGCACATACTTGACTAGCGGCGGTACTTACAACGGCTCGGTGGCTCGTACTTTTACTGTGGATGCTACTTCGGCAAACACCGCTTCTAAAGTTGTGGCTCGTGATGTATCTGGCAACTTCTCTGCTGGCACGATTACAGCGGCCTTGAGTGGTAACGCAACAACGGCAACCACCGCAACTAACGTAGCTGGCGGCACAGCCAACCAGATTGTTTACAACACATCTGCTGGAACTACAAACTTTGCTGCTGCGCCTTCTGCTTCAGGCCAATTGCTTGGATGGAATGGTTCTGCGTATGCATGGGTAAGCCCGGTTCCAGTTACTAGCGGCGGCACAGGACTGACATCTCTAACAGCGGGATACATTCCATTTGGCGCGGGTACTTCTGCGTTTGGTAATTCTGCTAACTTGTTTTGGGACAACACCAATGCTCGTTTGGGTATTGGTACAAGTTCGCCAGCTAACAAATTAACTGTCGCAGTTCCTGGTAATGCAACGCTAAATACGCCAGCCGCTTATGCCGCTATTTTTAATAGCAATGACGCTGTTAACAATCAGTATTACGGCCTTGCATTTACAAACAGCAATACGGCTGAAGGTGCAACACAAAAACCACAAGCATTGATTTCTTGCATTGCATCAGGTGGTTCATGGTCTTCTAACTGGGCTGGTGATTTAGTTTTTGCTACCGCATCAGGTGGTGCTAATGCCGCACCAACTGAAAAAGTAAGGATTAGGTCAGATGGTAATCTAGGTATTGGTACAAGTTCACCTAGTGTCGCATCTGGTTCTGGTGTTGTTATTTATTCTAGTGCAGTCGCTCGTTTAACATTAAAAAATTCTACTACAGGCGATACTTCAACCGATGGAGTTGGTCTATTTGTCTCTGGTAGTGATTTGGGAATTGAAAATAGAGAAGCTGGGAACATAATTTTTTATAACACCAGCGAAAAAATGAGGCTTGACTCATCAGGCAATCTAGGTATTGGTACGGCTAGTCCAGCGCAACGACTAGACATTCGAGGCAATACAGGGTCAAACATTGGGCAGGTCATCAAAAATGATGGTGCAGGTCGAGCAATTCTTGAGCTTGATGCGGGGGGCACAAGCACCACATTTATTCAGTTCAAAAATCAAGGAACCGCCACTGCTTTGGTGCAAAGCGATAACTCTTCTAATCTGACATTTGCTACCGGTTCTAGCAACACAGAACGATTCCGCATCGGTTCAGCAGGTCAACTAGGCATCGGTGGCGCTAACTACGGTACAGCAGGTCAAGTATTAACATCAGCAGGTTCGGGCGCAGCACCAACTTGGTCAACATCTACAGCCGCAGCAAAAGGTTTTGCTGTTGGAATGTCTTTAGTCTTCGGACGATAATGGAGAAACAATGACTTCACCTACCGCACTTCTTGGCCTTGCGCTGCCCGTACAGGGCGACCTGTCTGGTACATGGGGCGATACTGTTAACGACTCCATTACATCTTTGTTAGATTCGGCTGTTGCCGGTGTAACTACGCTCAGTACCGATGCAGATGTCACGCTGACCACAACCGACTATGTAGCTAACCAAGCACGACAAGCCATTATTCGGTGGACGGCCAGTAATGGCGCTACAACTAGAAACGTTACAGCCCCCGCAAAAAGCAAAACGTACGTAGTCATCAATGCCGGTACAGGTTCTATTGTGTTTCGTGGCGCTGGGCCAACGGCTGGCGTAACGATTGTTTCTGGAGAGAAATGCGTTGTTGCTTGGAGCGATACAGACTTTGTAAAAGTAGCGTCTTCTACCGGGGGTGTAACTTCTGTAAGCGTTGTTTCAGCTAATGGCTTTGCAGGTACGGTGGCAACATCTACAACTACCCCGGCCATCACGGTTTCTACAAGTATCACAGGTGTGCTGAAAGGTAACGGGACTGCAATCTCAGCAGCCACTGCGGGTACGGATTATTTAGCACCCCCATCTGGTACAGCTATCCTAAAAGCTAACTCTGGCGGCGCACTTGCAAACGCTACTGCGGGTACGGACTATCTAGCCCCTCCATCTGGTACAGCCATTTTAAAAGCTAACTCTGGCGGCGCACTTGCAAACGCTACTGCGGGTACGGACTATGTGGCTCCGGGCGGCGCTCTTGGCACTCCTTCACAAGGCGTATTGTCTTCATGCACAGTAGATGGCACAAACGCGGTTGGTTTTAGAAGTATCCCACCTGTTGGTACAAAAACAAGTTCGTATACGCTTACAACTGGAGATGTTGGTAAATACGTGCAGGTCAGTACAGGCGGCTCTATTGTAATTCCCACTTCTACTTTTGCTGAAGGTAACGCGATTAGCATCTTTAACAACACTTCTGGCAACATCACAATTAGTTGCAACCCTACTACTTACATTGCTGGCACTAATGGCTCTAACGCAACACTTGCTTTGGCCACCCGAGGCGTAGCAACCATCTTGTTTATCAGCAGCACAGTCTGCGTTGTCTCAGGGAACGTATCGTGAGCGGTATCCAAATGCTGCTAGGTATAAAACCTAGAGTTACTGGGCTAACGTCTGTCCAATACATTGTGGTTGCTGGCGGTGGCAGTGGTGGTACAGGTGATAACAACACTGGCGGAGGCGGCGGCGGTGCAGGAGGGTATAGAACCGGCAGTTCACTTGCTGTTACAACAGGTAATTCTTACAATGTAACTGTTGGCGGGGGCGGTGATGCGGCTAGTAGTGGTAGCCCTTCCAGTTTTGCGGCAATAACTACTATTTCGGCCACAGGAGGCGGTCGTGGCGGCGATCCCGGTAATGTAGGGCTAGGCGGTGGTTCTGGTGGGGGTGGCGGTGGACGTCAACAAGCCGCCGGGGGCGCTGGTAATACCGGCGGGTATTCTCCTGTTGAGGGTTATGCTGGCGGTGCTGGTGGTACTACCGGTGGAGTTGAATCTGCCGATAACGGCGGCGGCGGTGGTGGTGGTAACTCTAACAATGTTGGTGAAGCTGGTAGTGGCAGCGGAGGCGGTAGTGCAGCTAGCGGAACTCTAGGGTTTGATGGAAATAGGTATGCTGCTGGCGGTGGTGGTGGGGGCGGAGCTGGTGGCGCAGGTGGTTCTGGCAGTTCTTCTGCAAACTCCGGTGAAGGCGGTACAGGGTCTTCCGGCAATTATCAAGGTGCTAATGCTGGTGCTAACAGTGGCTCAGGAGGCGGCGGAAGTGCCGCAGGCTCTGGAAGCAACGTAGATGGTGGCACGGGCGGCTCGGGCGTAGTTGTTATTCGTTATGCAGACACATTCCCCGCAGCTACCACAACAGGTTCTCCAACAGTTACAGTTTCAGGCGGATTCCGCACATACCGTTTTACGGGTTCAGGTTCAATAGAATTTTGAGGTAAATCATGGCAGCACCAAATATCATCGCGCCAACAACAATACTCGGTAAAACCGCTGTGTTGGCAATTACGACATCAGCTACGGCTATCGTCACTAACTCTGCCGCCAGCGGTAAGGTTCTTAAGATAGACCAACTTCTAATTACCAACGTCAACGGCACTGCAAACGCAACCGTGAACGTGGATATTTTTAGAGCTTCGGTTGCGTACGATATTGCGTACCTAATGACCGTTCCGGCGGGTGCAACGCTTGATATTATTTCAAGCCGCATCTACTTGGAAGAAGGTGATGCCTTGCGTTTAACAGCCAGCATTAACAGCTACCTTGATGGCGTCTGCTCTTACGAGGACATTAGCTAATGGCTCAATTCCCATCCACTTCGGGTGCATCAGACGTCTGGAACGTAACAGATGTCTACCGCGCTGTGGCTGGTGGGAATTGGCCTTTATCCCCGCCATCAACAGTTGAATACCTTGTTGTAGCCGGTGGTGGAGGTGGTGGTAATAGTAGTAACAATACCGGCGGGTCGGGAGCGGGGGGCGCTGGTGGGTATAGAACCGCGACTGGTTTTGCAGTATCAGCGGGTTCCGCAATTACGGTTACGGTTGGGGGTGGTGGTGCGGGGGCGGCTTCACAGGGAAATTCTGGAACTAGCGGCATTGATTCTGTTTTTAGTTCTATTACATCTATTGGTGGCGGTGGTGGCGGTACGGGCCGAGGTAATGGTATTTCTGGTGGCTCTGGTGGTGGCGGCGGTTATCAACGATCTGGGGGTACAGGTACTGCTGGCCAAGGTAATGATGGCGGTACAGGTGCTGGCAGTAGTCCATTTAACGGCGCAGGTGGAGGCGGCGCAGGCAGTGCCGGAAGTGGCGCTACTGCTGGCACTGGTTTGCAATCTTCTATTTCTGGCAGTGCTTTGTTTTATGCCGCTGGTGGCGGCGGGCAAGGTGCATCTGGAGGCTCTGGTATCGGGGGTGCTGGTGCCTCTGCAACAAACGTCAACGACGCTCAAAGTGCTTCACCTGCAAACCGAGGCTCTGGCGGTGGCGGCGGTGCAAATACTGACACAGGCTCAAAACCCGGAGGAAGTGGTAGCTCAGGTGTTGTAATTATTCGCTATGCAGACATATTTGCTGCGGCAGCTTCAACAACAGGTTCTCCTACAATAACGGTTGCAGGCGGTTATCGTATTTATCAGTGGACTGGCTCCGGCTCAATCACGTTCTAATCATGGCAGACTTCCCATCCCCCTCAAGTGCTTATGGTCGTTGGAACCTAATGGATGTGCGCGACGCCATTATGGGCAGTAATTGGCCCTCACCTGCAACGGTGCCCGGTGCGCCTACGATTGGTACAGCTACCGCTGCAAATGCTTCAGCGTCTGTAACTTTCACAGCACCAGCTAGTGATGGTGGATCGCCTATTACTGGGTATCGTGTGACGTCTAGCCCCGGAGGTGTTACGGCAACAGGCTCTGCATCGCCCATCACAATTACTGGATTGACAAACGGCACTGCGTATACGTTTACTGTGGCCGCACAAAACCTTGTTGGGTATGGCGCAGAAAGCGCGGCATCAAACAGCGTAACACCTACGGCTGGACGAATCTTTAGTATTTCTCCCGCAGTTTCAGGCTTATCTAACTGGAATCTTGATTCAGATGGCGCGCTAAACCTTGGCTCTGGCGGTACATGGACTATTGTGCCTGCTTCAAGTTTCAACGTTTCTGCCAAAGTTTGGGGCGCTGGAGGCGGTGGTATGACTACTGCAGGTGGCCCTGCTGGAGCGGCTACTGGCACTATTGCTATGACTTCTGGAACTTCGTACCAGCTTATTGTTGGTACGGGTGGGCAAGGCACAACGGCTAGCCGTGCTGCTGCTGCGGGCGGCGCGGGTTCAGGTATTCAATTTACTTCTGGCTCTACACCGATCATGGTTGGCGGTGGCGGCGGTGGTAATGCTGAAGGTGGGTCAGGTCGTTATGGCGGTGGCGGTGGCGGCTCTACTGGCGAAACTGCTCCCGGGGGTGGCGGTGGCGGCGGTACGCAAAGTGCTGCTGGTGCTGGTGGTAATGGTGGCCGTCGTACTGGCAACCCGGGTTCTGGGCGTAATGGTGGCGGCGGAAATACTGGGTCAGCATACACAACAGGCGGTACTGGATTTGGAACGGGCGGTGTTGGCACATTTAACGGCGGCGATGCTGGTTCTGGCGGCGGCGGTGCTGGTTACTTTGGTGGTGGTGAAGGTGGCGGTGACGCTGGTGGTTTTGGCGGTGGCGGCGGCTCTGGCTACGTTAATGGCTCAGTTGTCACATCTGGAACGTTGTATACGGGTGTAGCAGCTACCGGCACAGTAGGTAATTCAGGCGATGCCAATCGCGGCACTGCGGGTAATGGTGGCTCCGCAGGGGGCGGTAATGGGGTTACAGGAAGGATATATCTGTCGTGACCGCAAAATGTTCATACGTTTTCCCAGTGCCTATGTTAGAGCGAGACTCTGACGGATTAGTTACGCCAGAACTGATCGACTGCGCAAAACAAATATTAAACCAGCATGGTGATAATCCCTTCTATAGCCCATGTAAAAGCACTGTTCGCACATTTGGTACGGTTTTAGAACTGCCGGAGTTTGCACAACTTAAGAATTTTATTGTTGAGTGTGTTGCGACATATTGTGACTTTGCAAAGATTGACAAAAACAATTTGATGTTTAGCGGCTCTTGGCTAAACGAATATCAAACTAACGGCTACCAAGACTTGCATACGCATGAAGATAGCGTGTTGTCTGGCTGTGTGTATCTCAAAGCCCACGGAGTTAAAGACTTTATTACCCAAGCACCTTGGCACTTCTTTCAGCCATCCTATCCAAAACATACAGAAATAACCACGCAAAACTGCCACAATCTTGAGTATGAGACTGTAACCGGCAGGTGTTTTATATTTCCAAGCCATCTAATGCACCGCACATTACCCACGGCTCAAGAGCGAATCAGCTTGTCTTTTAACGTTCGGTACGGTTAAACATGGCTCAGTTCCCATCTCAAACAAACGCAAACGGTCTATGGACTGTAAAGAAGGTTAAACGCTACCTTCAGGGGGCCAACTTCCCCACGTTCCCCGGAGCGCCCACGATTGGCGCTGCAACAGGTGGAAACGCACAAGCAAGTGTGGCTTTTACCGCACCTGCTTCCACAGGCGGCTCAGCGATTACAAGCTATACAGTTACGTCCTCCCCCGGTGGTATTACAGCTACAGGTTCTTCTTCTCCTATCACTGTCACCGGTTTAACTAACGGCACGGCATACACATTTACTGTTAGGGCGACAACGTTTACAACAGGCCCTGCAAGTGGATCGTCTAACAGCGTTACCCCTGTTGCTGCGCTTTCTGCGGTCGAATACTTGGTTGTAGCTGGTGGGGGCGGTGGTGGTGGACACTATGGTGCGGGTGGGGGTGCAGGTGGGTACAGAACTGCGACTGGTTTTGCTGTTTCAACGGGCGTTTCTTACACCGTAACGATTGGCTCAGGTGGCAGTGGATTGGGTAGTCCGGGTCAAGGCGGTAGCGGTAATAATTCGGTGTTTTCATCTATCACCTCTATTGGCGGCGGTGGCGGCGGCTCCCGCGATAGTGGAATTGCGGGTCTACCGGGCGGTTCTGGTGGCGGTGGCGGTGGTGGTGGTGGCTCTGTTGGCGGCGCAGGGACTGCGGGCCAAGGAAATAATGGTGGGGTTGGTATAAACGATGGCGGTAATTCCCGTGGCGGTGGCGGCGGTGGAGCCAGTCAAGTTGGCAATACTAACGGCGCTGGTTATGGCGGCAACGGTTCCACAGCTTTTGATGGCATTACGTATGCTGGCGGTGGCGGCGGCGGTAGTCAAAGTGCTGGTGGTAGACCGGGCGGCAGTGGCGGCGGGGGCGGAGGCGGCTCTGGAGGTGGAAACGGCACGGCTGGCGGGGGAAATACTGGTGGTGGCGGTGGCGGTGGCGCACAAACTGAAGATGGATCAAATAGCGGTAGTGGCGGTTCGGGCATAGTGATTGTTCGCTACTCCGATGTTTTTTCAGCCGCCGCATCCACAACAGGCTCTCCTACAATTACTGTGTCCGGAGGCTATCGTACATATAAATGGACAGGTTCTGGTTCAATTACTTTCTAAGGTGATACATGGCACATTTTGCAAAACTTGATGACAACAACATGGTACTGCAAGTTATTGTGGTACATAACAATGAATGCTTGGGGGATGATGGAAACGAATCCGAATCCGTCGGAATAGCGTTTTGTCAGTCCTTGTTTCCCGGTACGCGCTGGAGACAAACAAGCTACAACGGCAACATTCGTAAAAACTATGCGGGGATTGGTTACCAATACAACCCTACGCTTGATGCGTTTGTTCCGCCAACACCATACCCAAGCTGGGTTCTAAACGAAACCACATGCCGATGGGATGCCCCAGTAGCGTACCCAACGGACAATAAAACTTATGGATGGGACGAAGCAACACTTTCTTGGGTCGAAGTTGCCTACCCATCACCATACCCAAGCTGGGTTAAAAACGAAACTACAGGTCGATGGGAAGCACCGATCCCTATTCCTGACGACGGCAAAAAATACAGTTGGGATGAACCCACAACGTCTTGGATGGAGATTATAAATGTTTGACATCTTATCTGGCGGTATTCTGGGTTCTGTGTTTGGTGGGCTGTTCCGACTTGCGCCTGAAGTTCTAAAGTTCTTTGACAGAAAAAACGAGCGCCAGCACGAACTCAATATGTTTGCCCGCCAGTGTGAATTGGAAACGCTTCGTGGTCAGCAGAAGTTAGCTGAGATTGGTGCACAGCGGGAAGCCGCTATTGACGTAGGTGTTATGGATGCGTTTAATAACGCCATTGTTCAGCAAGCTGAGATGGTTAAAGCCGCAGGCGGTTGGGTTGCTTCCCTGTCGGCATCGGTTCGCCCTGTAGTCACATACTGGGTGCTGTTTGTTTGGTCGTTTATCCACGTTTGGTTTGCATGGAACGCATGGCTTGCCGGTGCGCCAGCCGTAGAAGTATTTAAGACCATGATGACACCTGACTTCTCAGCCTTGTTGTCTGGGACAATTAACTATTGGTTCCTCGACAGAACTCTAAAACAGCGTGGCCTATGAACCTAGAGCTTGCTGCTGAACTGTGCCGCCGGTTTGAAGGGTATCGGGCCAAGCCCTACCTTTGTCCGGCTAACGTGGCAACGATTGGCTACGGCTCTACCTACTACGCAGACAAGCGCAAGGTAACTTTGGAAGACCCGCCGATGGATGAACCCACGGCTAGGGCGCTTTTGATGATTGAGCTTGAGCATACATACCTGCCCGGTGTTCTGCGTAACTGCCCCGGTTTGATTACAGACGTACGTAAGTGCAACGCCATCGTAGACTTTGCTTACAATTTAGGCGTTGGGCGCTTGCAAACTAGCACGTTAAAGAGGAAAATCAATGCCAATGATTGGGAAGGCGCAAAAGAACAACTGATGCTCTGGACTAAAGGTGGCGGCAAGGTATTGCCGGGTTTGTTAAAACGCCGCACTGCTGAGTGCGCCCTACTGGATTGACCGATGCCGCTTAAAAAACTTACCCTGAAAGCTGGTGTAAACCAAGAAAACACCCGCTATACCAACGAGAACGGTTGGTACATATCCGACAAGATGCGGTTTCGTCAAGGTACGCCTGAAAAGATTGGCGGCTGGCAGCGCATTTCTGCAAGTACTTTTTTAGGTGTTTGTCGTTCTTTGTGGAACTGGGTCACGTTGCAAAACTTCAATCTAATTGGAGTGGGTACCAACTTAAAGTTTTACATTGAAAAGGGTGGCGTGTATAACGATATCACACCTATTCGTTCGTCTTCTACCATTAACAACAATCCATTTTCTACAACCAATGCTTCCAGAGTTGTGACGGTTACGGATACTGCGCATGGTGGGGCAACTGGTGACTTTGTAACGTTTAGTGGTGCCTCGGCTGTTGGTGGGTTAACCTTAAACAACGAGTATCAGATAACGGTACTGACTGCCAATACATACACAATTACTGCAGCTACTGCAGCCACTTCTACAGCCACGGGTGGGGGTGCTTCTGTTGTAGCCGCATATCAAGTAAGCGTTGGTCCAGAAATTGAAGTGGCCTTGACCGGTTGGGGCGCAGGCGCATGGGGCGCAGGGACTTGGGGTGTTGGAACTCCATCCACAACTGAAACTAATATTCGCATTTGGAGCCAACAAAATTTTGGTGAAGATTTAATCTTTGCCCCGGCGGGGGGTCAGCTTTACTATTGGGATGCAACCTCTGGTGTAACAAGCCGTGGCGTTTTAGTTTCTAGTTTGGCCGGTGCTTCAGATGTTCCGACTGTCCAAAACTTTATTTTTGTATCTGATACCAGCCGATTTGTGTTTGCTTTTGGTACCAATGAACCCGGCAGTGCCGTGCAAGACCCTATGCTTGTTCGCTGGTCAGATCAAGAATCTGTAGTTAATTGGACGCCAGCTATTACCAATCAAGCTAATAGCCTTAGACTTTCTCACGGTTCTAAAATTGTGACTTGTGTGCAGACTCGTCAAGAGATTGTGGTTTTTACTGATTCTTCTGTATATTCATTTCAGTACCAAGGCCCACCGGCAATTTGGTCAAGTCAGCTTTTGGGCGACAACATTTCTATTTTTAGTCAAAACGCCGCAATCATTGCGTCAGGTGTTGTGTATTGGATGGGCGTAGACAAGTTCTATAAATACGACGGTCGTACTCAAACCCTACGTTGCGATCTGCGACAGCACATTTTTCAAAACATTAACTTAAGCCAAGCGGCTCAGGTATTTGCTGGAACCAATGAAGGTTTTAACGAAGTCTGGTGGTTCTATTGCTCAGCTAACAGCACCGTAATTGATAGCTACGTTATCTTTAACTACTTTGAAAACAATGGTGAAGGCGTGTGGTCCTATGGTACGCTGGGCCGTACAGCATGGCTTGACTCAGGGCTTCGCGATTACCCACTGGGTGCCACGTATACATATAACTTGGTCAACCACGAACTTGGTAACGACAATGCAGAAACAGCAACGCCTGTAGCAATTAATGCAATTATTGAGTCTGCTGAATTTGACATTGACGACGGAGATCACTTTGGGTTTGTTTGGAGAATTTTGCCAGACATTACATTCCGTGGGTCAGACACAGCTTCTCCGCAAGTTACTATGACGCTAATCCCAATGCAAAACTCAGGTTCTGGGTATAACGATCCCATCTCGTTAGGCGGCAATTCAAATGCAACTGTCACCCGTACATCGACGTCCGTTATTGAACAGTTTACGGGTCAGGTTTACGTCAGGGTTCGTGGACGTCAAATGATTTTACAAGTTGAATCCAACCAACTGGGATGCGCATGGCAGCTTGGGTCGCCCCGTATTGATATTAAACAAGATGGCCGCAGAGGTAACTCATGATTGTTACGTCTGAATACGAATTAAACCAAGTAGCTGCGCCTAACTTACCCTTGGCTCCAACGGAGTACCAGCGGCAATATACCGACCAGCTTAACGACATCTTGCGCCTGTACTTTAACAGGCTTGATTTTATTATTGCCCAATTAAGAACAGACAATATTATTCCTGCGTTAACTAATTACACTGTAGCCACGCTACCCAGCGCAGTCACGTCAGGTAGGGGTGCAAGGTCTTTTGTTACCGATGCCTTAGCGCCAACGTTTGGGGCAACCGTTGTGACTGGCGGAGCAGTGGCTGTGCCTGTATATTCCGATGGAACAAATTGGAAAGTTGGATAATGGCAGACCAAGCAATCATTAATAAATTAGCCAGTCAAATTCTAGGGCAAGGTCTTACCTCCCAATGGAAGGGTACAGGTCATGGTTCTGCTCAAAAGAACGCGGAAGACATGGCCAAGATCATGGCCGACATCGGCATTACCGACATTAAGCAGTTTGGCAAGGTTACTAAAACTGTTGATGCCGCTGTTATTCCTCAGTATGAGCGCGTAGTTCTAGGTTACGACCAAGAGGGCAATCAAATTGTTAAAGATAATATTATTGGCTATACCGATCAAAACGGAAATACTGTTGACGCAAGCTTGGTTAAATCTGAGAGTGTTTTTTCTGGCGGTGAGGGCGGCGTTTATGAAACTGTCTACACAGCTCCTGTAGGTAAACAAGAAGTATTTGGTAACAAACTTACTGGGCAAGAAGTTGCCAACACATACGGCGAACGTCAGACAGGCAATGCCTTTGGCGGCACCTTTGCTGGATCGGGAAACACTGGCTACCGCGTTCAGTTTACGCCTGACGGAACGCCCATCTTTTACACAACGTACGCAACGTCTAACGATCTTGCCATGCTTTTGCAAGACCTTGGCCCAATCGGTCAGATTGGTTTGGCACTTGCTACAGGCGGTTTGACTATTCCCCAACAGATTGCCGCGCAGATGGCAGTTCAAGTTTTGAGTGGCGCGGAACTGAAAGATGTAGTTACAAATGCGGCGATCAGTTTTGCTGGGTCACAAATCCCCGGCATGGATTTCATGAAAGAAGGCGCTTCTTTTATTCAAGACCTTGGCCTATCAGAAACGGTTACAAAAACATTAGTCAATTCTTTTCAAAATGCTGCGGTTTCTGCAGGTACTGCTTTACTAAAAGGCGAAAATATTGTTGATGCCGCGCTTCGAGGCGGTGCCACCGGTGGTGTAAACGGCGCTGTTAACGCAATTTTAGGTAACATTGACTTATTTGGCGATCTGAGTAAGACCCAAAAGAAACTGATTACCAATGCTGTTACAGGAGTTTTGTCTGGTAAAACGCTTAACCAAGTTGCAATTAATACCGCTGTCGCTGCCGCAAACGCTGAAATTGCGCAGCAAAGAAAACTTAACGCTCCGTTAGACGCAAAAGCAATTTCCGAATTGACACCCGAAGAAAAGGCTATATACGACGAATACGGAACAAAGGGCCTCAAATATACATCAGACATCAACAGATTATTAGCCGGTATTGATTCTGGGTCTAGTGAAAATACGGACAGCGGCCTGAGCAATCAAGACATCTTGGACATGATTTACGGTGGAACTGACGCCGGTGGCAACATTACAGATACCACGGGTCTGGATACGGGGGAAACTATCCCCGATGGCACTGATACCACTGGCTTGGACGAAGGGCCGATAATCCCCGGCGGCACTGAAACGGTAACTATTACTGATGGTAAAGACGGTACCATCGCAACCGACGTCATCACAAAAAGTACTGATCTTGGCAACGTTAATGTTACCGCTTGCGGCGAGGGCAAAGTACGTAACGCTGCTGGTATATGCGTACCTATTGACTGTGGCGACGGAAAATACTGGGACCCGGTTACAAAGCAGTGTGAGCTAAAGAAAGTCGAGACTGTTGATATAACTGACAAGACAGACAAAACTGATCTTGGCACCGTTACTGTCACCGCCTGCGGACCCGGAAAAGTACGTAATGCTGCCGGTATATGCGTAGATATTGATTGTGGCGAAGGTAAATATTGGGATGCAACTACCAACAAATGTGAGCTAAAGAAGGTTGATGAAGAAGTCAAAACCACACTCACATGCGGAGCCAATGAGGAAAAAAGTCCTGATGGGCTAAGTTGTTTACCTAAGTGCGGTCCGGGATACAAACGGGGTCCTGACGGCATTACCTGCGTTAAAGACGATGAGATCGTAATCACAGCTTGTCCAAGTGGCCAAGAGCGAAATGCTGCGGGTAAATGCGTACCTATTAATTGTGGCGACGGCAAGTATTGGGACCCGATTACCGAACAATGCGAAGTCACAGAGGTTGAATGTGCCCCCGGATTTCATAAAGATGCTACTGGGCTGTGTGTAGCTGACGATGATGAGGGCTGTAAACCGGGTTTTGAGTCGGTTAACGGCAAATGTGTGCCGGTCTGCAAAGACGGGTATATACGCAACCTAGCAACAGGCGTGTGCGAACTAGCAACAAAAGAATGCCCAGCCGGACAAACAAGAAATGCCGAAGGTAAGTGCGTCCCAATTACCACGACAACTCCACCTGCAGGTTGCCCACCGGGTCAAACTAAAAATGCTGCGGGTGTGTGCGTTCCTATTAAAACTACTACAACCCCAACTACACCGTCGTTTGTACCTACGGGGATTGCGGCAAGTACGGAAACCACAAGCCCTATTTATGCAGGCCCTATGGGTGACTTTGATCTGTTTGCAACTTTGCCAGAACTCTTGGCTGACGATACGGACAAAGAGGATAAGAAAAAAACTACCCGGCAAACCCAACAAACTACTAAAATGGCTACCGGCGGGCACCTTGATGACCTGCTGGCGGAGCAGATGACAGTAGACGATCTGCTTAACTTATTACGCTAAGGACTCAAGATGGCACTAATTACCGAAACAGTTTACAACCCGGATACGGATGAGGTTGAAACATATACCTACGAAGACGGCACTGTTAGCACCTTTGACTTTACCGGGGGCGGGTCCCAAGACTATGATTTAACTTCGTCTGAAGCCCTTGCGGGGCAAGGTTTTTTGCAAGATGAGCTTGGCAATGCTTACAAGTTAGACGACTCTGGTAATTTAACTTTTAAAGACAGTAAAGGCACTGACTTTACATACAACGCAGAAAAGGGCGGGTTTACAGACAAAGATGGAAACTTTGCTGGCGGTGACAATTCTCTACTTAGCTACGTAAAAAAATACGGTTCTAAAGCGCTTGATTTACTTAAAACAAACGGCAAATTTGACCCAGCAAAATTGTTAGTTGCTGGTATTGGCGCATATAAGCTTGCAACTGACAAAGACGAGGGTGGCTACAATGTCCCCGTTCCTAAGTTGGATGCAGTTACACAACAGATTGACTATAACGACCCAAACCGCAGGCCCGGTTCTGCCGGACGCCAGTATACGACTGACCCGCGTTACGTAAAGCAAGGCGATGCTACAGCTTTAGCCGCAGCGCAAGCTGCCTCAGACGCACAGAAAGCCGGTATCTTAGCCGCATATAAACCCGCAGCAGCACCCCCTGCGATTAATCCATACGCAGGCCAAATGGCTATGAAATACAACACACCTGCAACCGCTACAACTGGCGCAACCACAACTACAGCCTCTGCAGGGCTACCTGCTATACCAACTAACGAGCAGCTTATGGACCCCAACTATAAAATCAATTCAATTGGTATGGCTGATGGCGGTATTGCAATGGCTAAAGGTCGTTATCTAAACGGTGACACAGATGGCATGGCTGATAAGATTTCAACCACAATTGATGGCGACCAAGAGGCAGCACTAAGCCATGGTGAGTTCGTAATTCCTGCCGATGTCGTATCCCACTTAGGTAATGGCAATTCAGATGCTGGCGCTAAAAAACTGTATGCCATGATGGACCGCATCCGTGAAGCTCGTACTGGCACAAAAGAACAGGGTAAAAAGATTAACCCCGACAAATTCCTTGCGGCAGCTTCAGGTGGTTTGGCTGCGGCTTATGCCGGTGGTGGCTCTGTGCAAAAGTTTCAAGAAGGCGGTATTCCACTTGATACGTCTAAGACGTCTACGCTGTCCCCTTGGGCTGGTGACTACGTTACCAATATGCTGGGCAAAACCGAAGCTTTAACTAACGCCCCCATGCAGACTTATGGCGGTCCTTTGACGGCGGGCGCATCTAACTTGCAGCAGCAAGGTTTTGCTGGACTTAGCGAGGTAACCAAAGGTGGGTTTAATCCCGCAACGTTTACTTCTGGCACGTTTGACGCAAGCGCCGCTAACAAATACATGAACCCCTATTTGCAGGCTTCTTTGAATCCTCAATTGGAAGAAGCTCGCCGTCAGTCTCAGATTACTCAGCAGCAGAATGCTGCCAAGATGACTCAAGCCGGTGCATTTGGTGGCTCACGCCAAGCTATTCTTGATGCCGAAAACCAACGTGCTTTGGGGGCTAACTTAGCTAACATTACCGGCACTGGATACAACACCGCCTACGACAAAGCCATGGCTCAGTTTAATGCCGAGCAGGGTCGCGGTTTGGATACTCAGAAAGCCACTGAAGAATCACGTCGGTACAGCGCAGACTTTGGCCTTAAGTCTTTGGGTGATTTAATGAAAGCCGGAGAAACCCAACGCGGCATTGAGGCTGAGGGTATTACCGCAGACAAACGTCAGTTCGAGGAACAGCAAGCTCGTCCTTACACTAACTTAGAGTTCCAACGCAAAATGCTGACTGACCTGCCAATTGGGGCGTCAACAACATCGACAAACCAAGACACATTATCTAAAGTGCAGACAGACATTGCGGGCTTAGCATCGTTGTATCAAAAATTGGCTAACTTAGGCATTAAGCCGTAAGTAAAGGTAAATCATGAATCTCGTTAAAGCGCAAGAATACGCACAGTCACTTCCACTGGCGGAACTAAAAAAGTACGCGGATGGTCTAAACCCATCCATGATTCCGCCATGGCTTGCCACAGGTGAAATACAAGCTAAGACTAAACGCGCTGAGATGGCTAACGCAATGCAAGGCGCGGCACAAGGAGAACAGCTTAGCGTAAAAGAACAAGTTGAGCAAAAGGCCGGACTGTTAGGACTTCAACAAGCGCAACAACGATCTCAAGCACAACAGATGATGCAGCCACGCCCTATGGCTGGCCCTGTACCTACGGGAACTCCACAACCCGAAGCACAACCACAACCTGCCGGACTTGACCAACTGCAGTCCAATATCAAGATGGCTGGTGGCGGTATCGTTGCGTTTGCTGCGGGAGACAAGGTTAAAGCTGGCCCCGAGTTTATTAAGTTCTTGCAAAGCATGGGTATTGATTACACAGATTTTGTAAAGTCTCCCGCCGCCGCGCAAGATAGTATTAAGGACATGTTTCGTTCCGTACAAGGCTCACAGCCAGCGGCACAAGCAGCGCCTACTCCACAGCCCGTTCAAGGTAACGCGTCTCCAAAAGCCTTTGCCGCAGGTCAAGCCATGCGCCCTGCAATAGCCGCAGCAAAGAATATAGCCAATATAGCCAAAACTAAAGCAATTCCCGGTGCTAACGTAGGTTTAGCGGCCTATCAA